ATCAAGGAAATGTCAGAATGAGCGCCGCAAATTCTAAACAAGTCGCAGGGTCTCATTACAAGACCGAGGGTATAGCCCACTGGGATTTGATCAACGACAATGACGTCCCGTACCTGGTCGGCTGCGCTACAAAGTACCTCACGCGGTTCCGCAAAAAGAACGGGCTACAAGACTTGCAAAAAGCGCTGCACTATACTGAAAAGCTCATCGAAGTCAACGCCAATGTGCGCGGCCACGGTTGGGAGCATGTGGACCGGCTCACGCTGGACACTTTTTTCGCAGACAACGCAATCTCTGGCCCTGAGTGCGAACCTATCCGACTACTTTTGAATTGGGCTACACTTGCCGATTTGAAAGTGGCTCAAGTCTGGATTGAGACGTTGATAGCTGAATACGACGGCAGCGCTGCGGGCTCCGGCTACGTAAAGCAGGGCTAACATGTCCACTTACGTGTTCGACAGCGAAACGCTGCCTAACTACACCCTTGTCGCGTTCAAGAACGTCGACACCCGAGAGCGCGCACGGTTCCGCCGTAATGTGCCGGGAGACCCGGGCAGGCTGGCGCAGTTCCTGGCTCAGCCGGGGGCTACGTTTGTCGGTTTTAACAGTCTGCCTTTTGACGCGGTGATTTTGGCCGCGTTCTGCTCTTGCAAGTCTGAGGCTGAGATAAAGCGAATCGCTAATGATTTGATTGAAAACCGGCTGCAGCCTTGGGTCGCGATGCGTAAATACGGGCTGCGCGAGCTGAGATACGATCATGTCGATTTGATTGAAGTGGCACCCTCATTTGTGGGCTTGAAAGCCTACGGCGCGCGCATGCACATGCCTGTATTGCAAGACATGCCGCTGGCGCACAACGCAGACATAACCGAAGAACAGCGTGTCTTGGTCGACACCTACTGCGACAATGATCTTGACACCACTGAAGAGTTGCTCCGGCGGCTTGACGCACAGCTCTTACTTCGGGTGCAGATGTCAAAAGTCTACAACGTGGACTTGCGCAGTAAATCTGATTCACAGATGGCGGAGCAGGCTTACATAAAGACCCTGGGGCTCAAGCGCAAAGACAACAAGGTGCCGGACACCATAACCTACTCGCCGCCAGCGTTCATCAAGTTTGAAGACCCCGAGCTACAGGCGTTGTTGGAGCGCACCGCTGGGCATGTCTTCCAGATGAACAAGGCAACCGGACACGTCATACTGCCGGACTTTCTGGGCGCTGAGCAGGTGACGTTCGGCTCTGGTGAGTACCAACTGGGCGTGGGCGGCATTCACAGCACCCATGACAAGTCGGTTTGCCACGTCGCCGGTCAGGACTGCGTGTTTGACATTGACGTGACGTCTTACTACCCCTCAATCATTCTCAACTGTGGGCTGGTTCCTGAGGGGCTGGGCCAGCCGTTTCTAGATGAATACCGCAAGATTTACACTGAGCGAGTAGCCGCAAAGCGCGCAGGCGACAAAGTGACGATGGACACCTTGCGTATCGCGCTGAACGGCACGTTCGGCAAGCTCGCCAGCCGGTGGTCAGTGCTTTACGCTCCGGACCTGATGCTCGCGGTGACGCTGACTGGGCAATTCACGCTGCTAATGCTGATTGAGTGGCTTGAGGCCCTGGGCGCTAGCATCTTGAGCGCCAACACAGACGGTATTGCCATAAGCTGCAGTAAAGGCGTGTTTCCTGAAGTTGAAAAAACGGTGGCCGCTTTCACCGCGCTATCTGGCTACAACTTTGAGTACACGCACTATCGCGTACTGGCCATGAAAGACGTCAACAACTACTTCGCCGTCAAGTCTGACCGCTCGCTCAAGGCTAAAGGTATTTACGCCCCTCTCAGCCTGTCTAAAAACACCTCAGCGCAGGTCTGTGCTGACGCTGTAGGGCAATGGCTATCGCAAGGCACTCCGCTCCTAGAAACCATTAAAAACGCTGGGTTCACAGACTTCTTGAGTGCTCGCAACGTGACGGGCGGCGGTCAGCAGTGCGGGGAGTATTTAGGCAAAGTGGTTCGGTGGTATCAAAGCACTGACCGCACGCTTGAGCCGCTCAAGTATGTCAAGAACGGCAACAAGGTTCCCAAAACCGACGGCGCTCGAGCGTGCATGCGGATAGACCCAGCAGGAGCGCACCCTAATGACCTGGATTATAACTGGTACTTGTGTGAGGCGCTCCGCATCGCAGTGGCAGTGGGTTGCGAGCGCTTCCTCACTGAATCAGAACTGACTATGATAACTCCGGTCAAACCGGAAAGGAAGAAAAATGTCACTCGGAAATAGAAGTTCTGTGTATGTCGTGCAAAATGACAGCCGTAAAGATTTGAGCGATGCTGAGCGGTTCGGCCAGCTCAAAGAGGTGTTTGGCAACGTGGGCCGGGCGTACAATACTCCCAGGATGGTGGAGCACGCTCGCAGAGTGTTGTCTAACTGGCAACCTGGCGATTCTCTGTTGATGATGGGTGACCCGGCGCTTTGCGGCGTAGCCATGGCCATTGCCTCTGAATATGATAACGTCGTGAATGTCCTCAGTTGGGACAAGCACGAATACCAATACGTTGCGCGAGTTTGGGACTTCGGACCCAGCGCGCGTGACGTCAACCCCGGCGCTTGAGCGCTATAACTCTGTAAGGAAGAACTGAAATCATGGCAAAAGCCTCCCCCGAGCCTAGTGCTCCAACCTGGATGTCGGCGCTCCGTGTCGGCAAGCAACCCCTGCCCCCGCGCATTTGTATTTACGGCGGACACGGTATCGGCAAGTCTACCCTGGCTAGCCGGTTCCCTGCGCCCATCTTCATCAGCACTGAAGACGGTCTGGACTCGCTAGACGTGACGAGCTTTCCTAAAGCGCAGAAGATAGGCGATGTGGTGGAAAGCATCAAGACGTTGATCAAAGAAGATCACTCGTTCAAGACCGTAGTGGTTGATTCGGTAGATTGGCTAATTGAACCGCTCATCGCCGAAAGCATCAACGCCCAGTACGACGAAAAACAGCAAGCCTACGGCAAAGGCTCGTTGTTTATGGCCGAAGAGTTTCGTGAGATACTGCAGGGGTTGGATGCCCTGCGCTCCAAGCGCGGCATGAACGTGGTCCTGATTGCTCACGCTGCGGTGGTCAAGTTTGAAGACCCTCGCTCAGACCCTTACGACCGCTACCAGCCTAAGCTGCCTAAGGCATGCAACGCGCTACTGCAGGAATGGGTTGACGTGTTGGCGTTTGCTGCCTTCAAGGTCATCATCAAGAAAAGCGAAGCTAAAGGCTTTGACACTGCCCGCACGCGCGGAACTACTAACGGTGAGCGCCTGCTGCATTTTGTGGAGAGCCCTGCCTATGCGGCTAAAAACCGCTACAGCTGCCCCGAAGAAACCGAAATGACAATCGAGAACTTGTCAAAATTAATCCCCATCGCTAACTAAGAAAGAAGCACCATCATGGCTAAATTTGGATTCGCCCCTTCCGATGTCGACGCAAGCACTCCGGCGTCTTACGACCCGTTGCCTGCCGGTGACTACACGCTCAAAGCTATTGAGGCCGAAGAGAAAAACACCAGCAAGGGCGATGGCTCTTACATCAAAGTGAAATTTGAAGTCACCGAGGGCGAGTACGCCGGTCGCCTGGTGTGGAATAACTTCAACATCAACAACCCGAGTGAGAAAGCCCAGAACATCGGTCGCCAGCAGCTGGTGGCATGGGCTACGGCGTGCGGCAAGCCCGATGCCGACGACACTGACAAGTTGATTGAAAAGCCTTTCATGTGCACGCTAGCTATCGAAAAAGGCACCGGCTCTTACGCGGACAGCAACCGCATTAAAGCCTTCTTGTTTGACAAAGGCGATGCGCCTGCAAAGGCTTCCGCGCCAGCAAAGTCCGCGCCGGCAAAAGCCCCTGCGAGCAAGTCTGCTAACCCTTGGGATTAAAAATGTGAGGGGTTCAGGCCCCTCTTTTTTCTGAACGTATAACTGGAGAACTTCGAATGAGATTAAGCAATTCAAATGTGATGGTAGACCTGGAAACTCTGGGTAAAAACAGCAATGCTGTCATAATCAGCCTGGGGGCTGTCATTTTTAATGAGTCTCGCATCACGGGCTCTTTCTACCGCAAAATCGATGCTCAGTCGTGCGTGGATGCAGGTCTTAAAATGGACGTATCCACGATCATGTGGTGGATGGAGCAAAGCGATGCGGCGCGGGCTGAATTCAAAAACACAAAGTCGAGCCTGACAGAAACACTGCTTGATTTTTCAGAATGGTTTCCAAAGGAAGCTTGCCTGTGGGGCAACGGGGCGACTTTTGACAACGTGATACTCGGTAACGCTTACGACAGTTTGCGCTTTGAGAGGCCTTGGCAGTTCTGGTCTGACCGGTGTTACCGCACCGTGAAAGCGCTGTACCCGCAAGTGTCTGCTGATCCGTTTGCGGGGGTCGCGCACAACGCTTTAGATGACGCTAGGCATCAAGCCCTGCATTTGATCAAGATTGCGGGGGCTGTGTGATGGTGATGCTGCCCCCGCGCCCCGCTCAGGTCATTATTGACCGAATCTACAAAACCTATGAGAAAAAAGAAGCCGAAAAAGGCTTTTACCTGGGGCGCTTAGGTGCGTCCTTTTTAGGTGAAGAATGCCCCCGCAAGACCTGGCTGAGCTGGCGCGCGTACGCTAAGTCTGAATTTGACGGACGCATGCTGAGGTTGTTTGGCACGGGCCACTGGCAGGAAGACCGCATCGTCGCGGACTTACGCGCTGCGGGCTTGCAGGTGTGGGACCGTGATGAATCTACAAATGAGCAGATTCAATACGTTGACGACACTGGGCATTTTATAGTGAAGCTGGACGGCATCGTAAAAGGGGTGCCAGAGAGCGAAAAGACCCCTCACGTGTTGGAGATAAAAACCCATAACAAAAACAGCTTTAGCGCTGTTGAAAAACACGGGATAGAGAAATCTAAACCCGAACATTACGCTCAAGTCCAAGCCGGCATGATGATGAGCGGTCTGACGCGCGGATTGTATGTTGCGCTTTGTAAAGACAATGAGCAGTTTTACGTAGAAAGGGTTAAGCCGGATGAGGCCGTTCAAACCGCAGCGCGTAAAAAGATAATCAGCTTGGTCAATGCGACAATCCGCCCCGCCGGAATTAGTGACGACGCGAGCTCTTTCGGGTGCAAATTTTGTGACATGAAGGCCGTTTGCACTGGCGCTGTTGAGCCCTTACGCACGTGTCGCTCATGTCAGCATTCTAGCCCTGCAGAATCTGCGGGGAATTGGGAATGCATGCTCAACGCTAAAACTCTTTCCCTTGAAGAACAGAAAAACGCTTGTTCGGAGTACTTATGCTTATAATCGGGATTGACCCGGGACTCACAGGTGCCGTAGGGTTCCTCCGTGATGGCGTTTACGTAGCCGTAGAGGACATGCCGACTGTTGTCAAGGGGGCTGGCTCGGTTAAATCAGAAGTGTCCCCTGCGGGGCTGAAAACGCTCATCAGAGACCTGCTGAAGCCCGATGAGTCGGTCGTAGCCGTGCTTGAGCGCGTAGGAGCCATGCCGGGGCAAGGCGTGAGCTCGGTGTTCAGTCTGGGGGACTCATTCGGGTGTGCTCGCTCGGTGCTGGCTACCGCAGGTTTTGAGACCCACTTAGTATCTCCGGTGACTTGGAAAAAGCATTTCAAACTCGCCGCTGACAAAGAACTCAGCCGCGCGCTGGCCGTGAAAATCTGGCCGAGCGCCCCGCTGCATCTGAAAAAACACGATGGGAGAGCTGAAGCCTTATTGTTGGCAAGGTGGCTGTGGGAGACCCGTTATTCTTGATTGTTGAAAACAATCAGCATTCGCGAAATGCGTTGAAAATACAATCGTCAAGGTGTTCAAAACGCCTATAGTTCAACTTGTTAATAACTTCATAACTCAGAAAGGACGCAGTAATGCAAACAAAACCCTACCTCGTCACTACGCAAGAACCCGGCAAGCCGCGCCGTCGGTGTATCGTGCAAAGCACGGGCTCGTTCGAAGCCCTGAACGACACCATCGACACCCTGCTGCACAACGAGGCGTACATTGCCGTGCGCCCGGCCACCGAGCAAGACATTCTCAACTACGGAGACAGTAATGACTGAGCCTATCAACGCCACAACAAAGCGCTTTGCGCGCGTCTCTCGCCCCGGCAGCTGGGAAGAAACCGAAACGCCTTTCGACCGCATGATGGAATGGATTGTCGTTGTCTTTGCGGCACTCGGCATTTTGGCTTCGATCGCTTTCATCGGCTACGCGCTGCACAAGGGGTTCTGAAATGAATAACGCTTTCAACTGGCGCACCGGCCCTTCGGTCTTGGCTAAAGAATTCCAGGTCCGCAACACAAAGCCCGGCAAACAGCCGCCCATCGTCCTGCCCGGCAGCAGCAAGTGCTTGCCGCTCAAAAGTCTGGAGCGCGCAAAATGAACACAGAAGACCTTTATCCTGTGGACGCTGCTGTGGGGCGCTGGGTCGGACGCGGCATCGGATTGGTGTGCTGCGCTTTGGGTCTCTATTTGATTTGGAGGTTGGTATGACCGACCTTGAAATAAATAAAGCCCTCGCACTGGCGATTGGGTGGACAGAAGACCGACTCGACAAGGACGGACAGACAGACCCTGATGTTGTTGTCTTCTCCTTTAATGATCCAAGCAGAAACGCCGTTAAGTGCTGGGACGGTGATGACTGGCGCGTCTTCGACTACCGCGACTGGAACGTCATCGGGCCTATCGCTGCGAAGTACGACCTGTTTCCTATGGTCGCAGCATGTCACGCGGATCAGTGGGCAATAGTCACTGACACTCTAGAAGTATTTGAAGACACCCCGCAGAAGGCCATCGCTATGGCCGTGATAGCAGGAGCAAAGTAATGACAGATACCAAAGAGTTAATCACGCTGGCAGATGCGTATGCCACCGCATCAAGCATGAGTCTTGCCAAACCATCGCTGCACTATGCTAAGCAAGCGCAAGACACCAAAGCCGCGCTACACAAGGCCCTAGAATCCCTCACCCAGCGCTTGTCCGAGCGTGATGCGGAGGTGGAGCGGTTGAAGGCTGGTGAATCAATGACAAAGTGGGTGGAGCTACTTGCCGAACGCGATGCACTGCAAGCAAAGCTAGACGCGATTGAGAAGCAGGAGCCGGTTGCGGAGTTTCGTAACGGTCTGTTTGGCAACGGTGTATACCTTATTGGGGGATTAGCGGTAACTCCCCCTCCAGCGGGGACAAAGCTCTACGCCACCCCCACAGCGCAGCAACCAGCGCAGCAAGCGCAGCCAGCCGATCCTTTCACAACTCGTGAGTTGGTCTTGATGAACGAGGGTCATGTTCATTCAAAGCAGTTTGGATTGGCACAGCAAGCGCAGCCAGAGCCACTTACAAGCGAGCAATTTTCCGAGTATTTCCATCCACGCATATTCTCATGCTCATGCGGGAAGAACTACAGCTTGCCACCCAAGCAGCAAGCGCAGCCAGAGCCAAGCGTGCCCAAGGGCTTTGCGTTGGTGCCACTGCGTCCAACCAGTGCAATGGAGGACGTATTCCAACAAGACGATTGGCAGTGGGCTGACGTACTTGCCGCCGCCGAGTCTGTGACAGAGGAACAGTATTTGCTTGCACTTGAAGATGGTGAGCAAGCGCAGCCAGAGCGTGCGCCGCTGAGTGATGATGCCTACGAGGCACTTGTAGATGATCTGGAGTCATGGTCGCGGCATGTCGTAGAAGACACTGCTCACATCACATTGGATACGCATGTTCGCCGCACTTTAGCAGCGCACGGCCTCAAGCAAGGAGGCCAGCATGATTAAGTTGCCTGAGCCTTACATGACCCTTCAAGGCAAGAAGCGCGGCAAGTTGTCTGGAGAGGCAATGCCCTTCTACACAGAAGCCCAGCTAAAGCAGGCTGTGCGTGACTTTGGGAACCACCTTGCAGCACACTTGTGTGCTCAAGAAACTTACTCGGGAGAAGCGATAGCCGCTATCCGCGCACTAATCAAGGAGATACCGGAATGAGCCGGTCAACTTACGTTTATACCTGCATCCCCAAAGGTGGGCTGGTCGCAATTGCTTGCACTGTTAAATACGAATTTCTGGACCGCGTGCAACAGGCAGTCGATCAGAGAAACCTAGTTATTGGTGAGTTCACGTTGTTGCGCACACCAGACAACGGGTTATTTGGGAACGGTGCAGACATAACCGCCGAATTTGAGTTCGACAGGAGCAAGCAGTTATGACCACCAAAGACCAAGCCATTGCGCCGCCCTACGGCAGCAAGCGCGAAGCAGCCAAGGCTGTATATACGCCGCCATTCAAGTACATGCGTGGCTACATCTTTGACTCTCAGAGCCTGATGGTTGCTGACGACGATCAAGTTGAAGGTGCCGTTGCCAGCCGTGTCCGTGGCTGGGGCCGACTGGGGTACTTGCCGAACGGCGCAGAGTTGCAAGACGAGATCGGGCAGATGATGGCCGATGCTTTGAATGCGCTCTATCAACCACCAGCACCCGACTGCCGGACTTGCGAGTTCAAAATAGGCAGGCAGGGTTGGGACAATGAAGACTGCGTGCGAAGACTCCAAGGCAGTATCTGCACCAACGGCGACAAGTACGAAGCTGCACCCAAGGTGGTGCTATGGAGGACGGAACCATGAACACCAAAGACCAAGCCATTGCGTGCAGTACCCACCCAGATGCACCACACGGGTTTAACCGAAACAGTAGCCATACAGCAGGAAGGTATGTGTGCGACTGCGAGGGTTGGGTGCCTGATGAAGACAACGACAAGCCAACGCCCGACTGCCGGACTTGCGAGTGGTTTGCTGAAAATGATGCAGGGTACGTTTGCTTAATAGTTCGCTGCACCAACGGCGACAAATATCAACCCGCACCCAAGGTGGTGCTATGGAAAACAAAATGAATTACAAAGTTGGCGACCGGATACGGATGACAACCCTTACTTGGGGCGAGTTGATTACAGACCATAAAAGTAAACCCATACACCAAACACCTTCAAAAGATGTGTACGAGGGTGTAGTCAAGTTTGCAGGGCCAGAAGCGGCATTCAAAGGCGCAGTGGAAGTAGTTCGCTGCACTGGCGGGAACAAGGCACTGAAGCTAAACAACGGTTTTAGTTTTTACCCGAAAGATAACAGGCCTGAGCAGGTTGTAGAGATATTGATGCCAGCACAGGAGCCAAGGCCATGACCCCTTGGTATCCAGCCACAACCAAGCCAGCGCGTGAGGGACTGTACTTGCGCGACTACACAGGCACAGCCGAAGGTGGATGGCACTTGGACTACTGGCTTAGTGATGGTGTTGTTGGTTTCTGGTACGTCAATGAACCCAAAGGCCAATGGAATGACGCTTGGTACAAAGACCTACCGTGGCGTGGATTGACCCGAGGCGAATACTTGGAAGGAACGATATGACTGTTTACATACTCACACCAGAGCAGCACGCGCAGATTGTGGATGCCGCAGAGTCAAACGCAGAGTACACCGAAGCGGAGTACAAAGAGCGCCGTGAGTTCTGGGGTGAAGCGTTAGATTACCGCTGGAAGAATTTGCAAGCGGCATCCGAGCAAGCCAAGGCAACACTCGCAATGCTCAAATCCATGCAGCCTGTGGAGCCGACAGCTTGGTACGAACTTAACGCAGAC